GCTGCTGATACCCAAAATAGTCGCCAATGTGGCTTCGAGGTTGATTCTTTCTGCTTTAGTCATGGTTTTCATGCTCCTTTTCGCTTGTAATCAAAAAATCTAAATACTGCCGGGCCTTCATGAGGTCCTTGAGCGGTGTCCCCTTTGCCGGGTAGCGGTACAGGTACTTGACGATATTGCCGATGTACATGGCATCAGCTCCCGTCGCTCCGCTGGTCGTGATTTCAATGGCCTTGGTACATCCCGTACCGCGCCATGTGTAATGGTCCGGGTGCTGTACGTCATTCATTCGCATCAGCCACCTTCATGAAACGCCATTTCCATGTGACGTCCGGGTATTTTTCATGGTCTACTTCGCTCATGAACATGCGTAACGGCCGCACCCAGATGAGTTTAGGTTTTTGGGTATCCTGGTACACCACGTCCAGCCCGTCTCTCTCTGTATCTCCTGCAATGCAGATGATTTCATAGATATGGCCTTTGAAGTGTTTCCATTTTTCGCCCGGCCTCGGATAATCGTGCATGAAAAAAAGTTCCATGTCATTCATCTCCTTCATCCCGCAACTTTTCCAGCAGTTTCGTAGCTTTCTCGACACATTTCATGATGACGTCTTTATGGCTACGTGCCTCTTTACCTCCCCTGAAACAGTTCCCTATTGCGATATTCAAGGCGTCTTTATTTGTATTGTGATTAATGGTGCTATAGATGAGGTTCTTATCGTCAACGTAATAATAAGCTTCGTTTTCTTCCGGAACAAACGGCGCATGCATCGCCTGGGCCGCTCTTTCAATGGCCAGCTTGATACCGACTTCCGGATTGAAAGCGTCGTTTGGATGGCACTTCGCAACGCCAATGTAGTTCGTCTTGTTGTCATCGTCGACGAACGTGACTACGATGGTCCCGCGCGCAGTCCATTTTATCGAGTTGGCCGTGTTCATCGGGAGGCCGTATTTTTCCGCTTCTTCCATGAAAATCTTATTGATATAATTCCGAAAAGCAGCGCTGTCTTTCTGCCTGATGTCAAATTTCGGTGGCTTTCCGGTAGACTTCTGCAAATCTTCAAACGTACCGACGTCGTTGTAACCATCAACATTTTCAAAGTAGCAGTACCTTTGTCCACATGATCCATATACAGCGCAACGAGAACATAAATTCTTGCAATATTCTTTCAAGGTGTTTATGGCCATTTTTGCCATCTTGTCATCAATCATTCCTGTTTCCTCCTATCTGCCAGTGCTGCCGAATCCGCCTTTTCCACGCTGTGTTTCTGTCAGCGTATCCACTTCCTTGAATTCGATTTCAACGTTCTTTTCTATGAGTCCCTGCATAAAACGTTCGCCTTTCTCGATGATTTCCGGACCTTCGCCGACATTGTCGAACAACCCTTTGACTTCTCCCCTGTAACTTGCGTCCACAATGCCTACACAATTGGATTGTCTCAATTTCCGATGCGCTCCGTAGCTCGACCGCATGAACAGCTTCATGTGATAACCTTTTGGGATTTCAAACGATAACCCGGTCCTGACTGCCACTCCCTTTTCTCCCGGATAGATGACTACCCATTCCGGTGCGTAAAAATCAAAACAGGCGTTCCCCTCCGTGATGAGCGGCAGTTTCACGTCATCTTTGCTGTAATTGTCGAGGATTTTCTTGATTTTAATGTCCATCATTTATGCTTGTTCCTTTCTAACACTTTGTTCCTTGCCTGGTGTGCGACGCCGGGGCGCGGCCCGTGGCACTTTATCGCCCGTGGCCGACATTCCCGATCATCTGCACATACCGGCATGAGTTTCCCGTCTACCGTCACCACATAGTGCCGGTAGCCAGTGAGCTTCTTATGACAGTAATAGCAGCGTGTCACATTGCATCACCGCTTACTGATTAAGCCGTTCTTTCAGAATCGAACCGGCCTTGAATTTCATGCTGTTGTGGCCGGTCGTTTCCATTATTTCCCCGGTCTGGGGGTTGCGCGCCGTGCGGGGTGCTACGAACTTCTTTTCAAACGAGCCGAACCCGACAAAGGTAATCTTGCAGTCCTGCGCTACGAGATCTGCAATAGCGCCCAACATTTCATCCACGATACGGGCGCAAGTGCCTTTCGTCTTGCCGCTCCGCTGTGCTACCGTGTCGATAAACTGCTTTTTCGTGATGTTTTTCATTTTGATTGCTCCTCTCTAGAATGGGATTTCTTCGTCGGCGACTTCACTACCCATGTTGTTAAAACCGCCGTTATTAGCCCTCATTGGCCGTACAACCTTCGCAATGCGATTGACAAGCAAGTTATACGCTACTTTCTGTGTACCGTCCTTAGCGGTGTATTCATGCATATCTATCTTGCCTGTTACTTCTACGCGATTGCCGCGCTTGACGTCCTGGACAATGGCTTCTGCCAATTCTTTGAAGGCGGTGCAATACCACCATTGGCTTGTCCAGTCTTCCTTGCTCTTGCCGCTCGTCCCCGGCAGCTTTTTGTTATCCGCTACCGAAAACGTCACGACGGGCGTCCCTTTGGCCGTTACCCGGCTTTCCGGGGCCTTGCCAATGTTGCCGATTACTGTGATTGTGTTCATTGTCTATCACTCCTTTTTTCTGGTGTCGGCCGTTACCCGGCCAAACACTGCCTCGCCTTGCCATGGCTATAATCAGCTCTGCCTAACAATGCCTTTACTTAACGGGGCTGTGCCTTCGCTTCTCAGCACTCCGTCTTTACCCTGCGAAGCAGCACTATAGATTGCCATTCCATCGCAATACGTTCATGACAAGTCCTTGCCATGCATTGCCCTGGCTGTGCTATGCCAAACGTTACAATGCTATGCCTCCGCTTCGCTGAACTTTACTTAACTTTACTTTACCTTTGCGTGACTATACCCTGCTTTTCCATTGCCATTGCTTCACTAAACGTTACTGTTCCATGCCGTAGCCTTACCTAACGTAGCCTGACCTAGCCTTCGCTTTACTCCACGATACTGCGCCTAGCCGTCGCATATCACGCAACGCTCTACCCTACTTCTCCATTGCCTTGCTGAGTGTTACTGCGTCTTACGTGGCGCTACTGCACCTTGCGCGACGCTGCTTTGCCACTACTTCACGGGGCGACACCAAGCCTTTGCCCAACTTTGCAAAACATAACATTTCCTTTGCATCACGTTATAGTGCTTAGCCGTTGCTTTACTAGGCTTAACAGAACTTCGCCGTTGCATCGCGTTGCGATACCATGCGAGACCTCGCCTTCGCAGCGCCGTACCATACCAGGCCTGACGTAGCCATTACTTTACTAAACATATCTTTGACATTGCTTTACTGCGCTGGATCTTGCCACTACACAACTTCACCGTACTATACAAAGCCATTGCTCAACCGTTCTTTGCCTTTGCTTCGCTTGCTGTAGGCGTTAGCCTTTCAGCATTTTCTTGAAATAGCCTTTGTGGGTTTTTCCACCGTTGTGATTTAAAGCCGTTGATAGAGCGCATGGCGACATCCCGACATATACAGCAGCCTCTTTTAAACTGTTGAAAATCATATTTTTATCTACCAGCATTATTTTTATCCGGTGATTCCTAGCGTAATCATGTGGCCTGTATCCAAATTGCAACGCCTCTTTAACTCTTTGTTCAGCATATTGTTTGCCTCTGGTATATAGCCATGATTTGATTAAAGCTCTATCAACACCGATTTTCTTTGCCCATTCGTTGACTGTTTTCTTTTTATTGTCAATTTCCAGCCATAATGTACAGCGTCGATTATTGGTATTTTGTTGCCTGGTTACGAACCGACAATTATTAGGTGTATAATCACCGTCGTTATCTATGCGGTCTAAATCCAATCCTTTTCTCCATCCATGATGAAGGCACCAGTCTAGGAACGGCTCAAATGTCATCCATTGATCACACACGCCGATTCCTCTTTTTCCATAGTTTTTATAAGCTTGGCCCTTTGGGTTGAGGCACCTTTGCTTCATGGCTTTCCAGCACCAATATATTTCTTTATGCTTTTGCCTAATCGTTGGCATCGTTATTGCCCCCAATAATCTTTCCTTTGTTATCTAATTCGCTCCATAAAAATGAACCTTTACCACTTCCGCGCCATTGCCCAATGCCGTGATAGCGTCCATAGTCAAGCCATTCACGCACTGCCGCTTCATATGCATCAGACAGAACTACTACCGTAAATGTAAGTTTGCTACCGGCTGGCACTGTTTCACTATTCGCCAGCGCCACGCGTTCGCCTTGTGCGGTCTGCGCTCTCAACGGCCGCTGGCAGTCGCCGATTTCAGCGCCTTCCGGCATTTCAATCATGATTTTCCGCGGTTCGACAAAGATACAGCCGTCGATGACTTTCTTGTAAGCCTTGATTTTATTCGTGTGTGCGGCGAATTTTTCGCCCTTGCAACGCTGTAAGAACCCGGCGGCCGCTTTGAAGAATCCCCGGATTTGATACGAGTAGACGAACGGCTTGCCGTCTTCCTTCGGGAAAATCGTCTTGCCCTTTTCGACGACGGCTTCCACGCCCAGCGCTTCGACTTCTTCTTCCCGGCTGGCGGCGTCCGGTGCTTTCGACGCGATGAATTCTTCATGAATCTTCGGGTCGCTGTTCGCCGTGCCCAACATTTCTTCGATGAGTTCGATAGTTACCTGCAATTTCTTCATTTGTTTTTCCTCCTGTTATCCCTGTAAAAGTTATCTGGCTCCACGGTTGCCGTGGTATATATCGGCTGGCCCGTTCTGCTTCTCATACGCTTCCAGTGCCGGGTAATCTATGTTGCACTCTACATTGAGGCATTTCATGAATTCCCAGATAGGCACTTCGTTATGAGTCAGTACGTAAACCTTGTCTTTGTAGTAGTTCTGCAAATCCTTGAGGCGTTTGTCACGCCACTTATACTTCGTGTACAGCGTCCAGAATATGACGATGGCTACCCCGGCTATCATGTCGCGTGTCTTCGCCATGAGTTTCAGATCGCGCGTCCGGCCGGTTATCATTTTCTGCATCCGTTCGGCGATACGCTCATTTAAGAACCGGTCGAATCCATGTTCACATAGTTCGTCGCGCCAGTCGTAAATGAAGCCTTCCTGGAATTCGTCGAGATGCTCCCACATGTCGTTCATCGCGGCGAATCGGTTGCGGCCGAATCCGTATTTATCGTGAAGGCAGCTGAACAATAATGTCGTCGCCCAGTCCGTACCGCTTTCGGCCCCGGCTTCACGCCGCAACTCTGTACGCGCCCTGTCACGCTTTGCCAGGGCACGGCTGATAGCGTTCATCGTATCAGTCCTTTCTTGCGTACCATGTAAGCGCCGTATGACAGCCCTGCTTTACGGGCAGCCGCAATGTCTTCATCGAGGCCCGTCCGGAGTTGGCTTTCAAAGGCTGTTTCTACAGCCTTATCTCTCGCCCTTTTCATGCGGTTGCGCGCCTGGATAATCGTTTTCGGTCGCATGATCTGGTAGTAAATCTTCTTCCACGCGTCGCGGCAATCCGGGCATACGCTGAATCCACTCATCATGGGCTTATCGCATACGATGCAGGTAGGCCGGCGTGTATAGCCCCGCTTCCGGTATTCGTTCCAGTCCCAATAGCGCTCCGTGAATTTATCAAGGCAGGACTGGCACAAGCGCTGTGCTTTATAGTACGGGTCGAATTCATCCCCGCACACCATGCATTTAGTCATCTCGCTACTCCTCTCTTCATGACGATGGTCATGCTCACAAGCCCCGTGTTCGGGTCCAGCCAGAACCGCATGTATTCGTTACCCATGCGCATGTTGCAGGCCAGCCCTTCTTTGAAGGCGGGGACGTTCTTGATAATCAGTTCGTCCGGGATGCCCGGCACGGCACGTCTGGCGAATTCGACAATGTCTTTCGGCACGTCATCCAGCGACGGCGGCTTCTTTTCCTTGTCCGGCCGCTTCGTCCACTGGCTTCTGAGGCCGCTTATCATGTCGTGGATGCGCTTGCGCCCGGCTTCGTTTACCGGCGCTTCCGGCAGTGCCTGGTAGTCCGGCACAGCGTTGATTCTCCGCTTAACTTCTTTCTTGATCATCGTCACGCTCGGCATAGTGTCGGTGCTGTCAATCACGCGTCCCACGGCCCGCAGGACGTCGCCGTCGTTGTAGCGTGTGAACTGGAGCATCATCGCGCCGATGAATTCATCGCCATTCTGGCCGCTCAGCTTCCAGGCGTCATTTGGATAAGAGCCTCTTAATATCTTCAAAACTTGATTGGCTGTGTTGCTCGTCATACTCTTTGCACATCCTTTCTCTCCGTGCGTCATCTTCCCGCAGCCGTTCGTCGCGGGTCTTATACCGCCCTTTATATGGTGTCGAAGGGCTTTCCCGTTTTTCCCAGGTGCGTACCGTGGCTTTCCAGTCCTTCATGTGGGTGTTTCCTCTCATCCATCCGTTAGCCTCGTAATGATCATAGAAGTATTCCGGGTCAATGTTGTTTCCACGCTCTTCACAATACGCACGGATTTCTTCTACCGTGGGCTTTACAAAACGTCGTTCCTTGTGTTTTTTAGTCGTGGGCGCAGCGGAAGGTTTACTTCCGCTATCTATACTTTCAGTCTTACTTAATTCAGTCTTACTTAATTCAGTCTTATTAGCGTTAACTTTTTTAACATCTGGAAGTAAAGTTTTTTTACTTCCATGGGAAGTAAAAATTTTTAACTTCTTGATGTAAAGCTTGTTTGGCTTATTGAGTCCTTGCCGGACAATATCAAGTAAGTCATATTCAACGAGTTTCTTCATAGCTTTTACGCATGTGGGATGTGAAATATTCAATGCTTCTTGCAACTCTTCCTGTGCGAAGATGAAGAAAATGTCGTCGTTCTCGTCTACCCATCCGTTGTTCCTGGATAGGTTGAACCTGTCGCGGAGAAGTGCATACATTACCTTTGCACTCATCGGCAGATTCTTGTAAAACGGGTTCGTGAATAATGCTTTAGGGAGTTGATAGAATTGTTCGTTGTCTATATCCCCTAATTTATATCTTTCGCTCATTTCAAGCTCCTTATCCTGTACCATCCGGTGCTCATGTTGGGGCTTGGCCTTGCTTCGATATAGCCTTTATTTTCCAGGTCGTCCATTATCTTTAGGACTTCGGCTTTATCTGTGTCTAATAGCCATTCCGCAAGCGCGGCGATCTGAATGTTATCCTCGATACCGACATAACCTAGAAACGCTTTTTCTCGTAAGGTTAAATCACCAGCGTCTAGGTATTTTACGGGGATGAAAATACCTGTAAATTCCATGTTAATCTCTCCCTCTAATCTGTTGAAACCTTTCTCTCATCTGCCTAGCTTGCGGCCCGTGTGCCCGTTCGTGGCAGTCCCGACAAAGTACGATGAGGTTATCTAGCTCACTCGTCCCGCAGTGGGACCGGAATGTAATGTGATGGATTTCCGCAGCAGGTGCGCCGCAGTTCTCGCACACGCCGCCAGCCCGTTCATAAGCCGGAAGGCGGTTCTTTTTATATAGCGCGTCGTCACGGCGTTTCCGTTTATTCATCGCCAGCCCTCCTTTTTCATGTCCAGCAAATGGCGATAAGCAACCCGCATTTCCGGGACAGTCATCCACCCGAAGTGACATTCTTCTACGGGAATCCCTAGCCGCCTGGCCAGTTCGGTGTAAGCCCGTACCCGTTTGCGGTGGGCGTGCCGCCGTCCCTGCCAGAACGAGTCGAATAAATCGTGACAGTACATCCTAGCCCGTCGCATTTTCCGGCTTGCCAGAATCCCTAACGCTCTGTGCGAGTGAGGATGCAGTCCGACGTACGCTCCACATCGCTGACACATATATACCTTTCCAGGATGAAGGCTGGCGTATTCCGGGGAGTATACCCGGCTGTTGTCTACGAGTCGGACAGGACCGCCGCATATATTGCATTTACGAGGGTATAAGTCAATCATCGCATTCAGGCCTCCAATCATCTATGAGCGCCTGGACCCATTCGCGGGCCTCGACGTTCGCGCCGATCTGGCTGGCTTCGTCAACAAGGCAGTCAATTAGTCGGCTCATGTCGTGCGTGTCGTACACGCTGGACCCGGCGTATAAGTGCAGGACGGTACAGCCCTTGACCTTGCTGATCCCGGTATCAATAGCCATCCATCCAATACCGTTGTGTCGCCAGTCCCGGCACACGCTGGCCGCCAACTTCTGCTGGACACATATTGGCGTAAAGCCTTGGGAGTCTTGAATAGCACCGCGATACACTCCCTCTTTGCTGACGTATTGGCCGTCGCTGGACAGTTTTTCAGCTATCCGCTGGCACAACAGCCAGCAGTAAGAGTTAGCATTTAATGTGCGCTTTTCTAAGTAGCGCTTAATCTCGATGGAGTAATCACCGTCGACTTTGATGTTATTTAAGTCTTCGGTGATCGGCGCGGGAATCAGCAGCATATAGCCGCTGTTCCCTTTGAGCACCTGGATACCTTTCGCATGAAACTTCATGGTGTTATACGCCTTCCATCAGCGCGGCGTCGTCTTTGGCTTTCGCCGCATCGACTAATTTTCCGACGTTTTCGTAAAAGGCCTTGGCTTCTGCAAGGGACAATTCCTTGAAATGCCCCTTATTGAATTTTGCTTTGAGCAGCGGCCCGATGAACATGACGGCCTCATTTGCTCTAGCCCAGCCAATGACGAGCTGGTAATAGTCGTCAACAGATGTAGGCTTTTTTTGCGTCTGAGACGAGCTAGACGCGGTTTTTTCGGCCTGTCGCCCTGCATCGGTGTAATTACCCTTGGGGCTATCGTTCCGCGCGTTAGAACGGCTCTGAGGTGCATTATTCCATGTATCGGCGTCCTTATTATCGTCGATACAGAACAGGCCATTCAAGGCGTACTTGCGGGCGTAGCTGGACGCGCTGCCAGTTACCTGGCTGTCGTCCATACCCTTGCGGGCCAGTGCCTCGCGGGCATAAGCACTGGTCTTGATTTCCTCGCCGTTGTCGGCGTCAATCAACCTGGCGTCCGCCCTCACATAGAACCTTTCTCCCTGTTCAGAGACCGCGTCAGTAAGTACCAACACCAACTCATGTTTATTCAATAAGGGCTTTACCGCTTCCAGAATGTCTTCACATGAGCGGTAGTTATACCCGCCAAACTTGTTGTACTGGCCTTTCGGCGCTTTCAGCTCAGCCTGCACAGCCATGAGTTTTTTATAAATATTTGTTTTTTCTTCCATGGTTTACACCTCGTATTACTTGATCTGAATGTTTACCCGTTCTTCGAGTTCAGCCCCCGGGACGTCTTCCCCGCCTTTCAAGGCCTTCCCGATGGCCGTCTTGTCGACTTTCGGCGGCTGTGCGATCAGGAAGGCTTCCGGCAGCTTATTTTTGTCGGTAACCGTGACGGCCTTGCTCTTCCGCCAGCCGATGGAGAATTCCGTTTCCTTGATTTTTTCGCCGTCGAGGACGTTGGCAAGGTAGCTTTCCAGCTGTGCGGCCTTGTTTTCCGCTGCCTTCTGCCGCTTGTAGAAGGCTTCCTTTTCTTCCTTGAGTGCCTTCGCGTCGGCTTTCAGATTCTTGACCCACAAGGCGATGTTACGGACTTTTTCGCTACGTTCCATTTTCAGAAGTGAAAGTTTTTCCAGGTCGATGACTTCCCCGGTTTCCATGTTGACCGTCGTACCCGGTTCGACTTCTACGCAATTCAGAATAGATTGTTCGACTTCTACGCAATTCAGAATAGATTGATTGATTTCATATAAGTTTGCCATGGTTATGCTCCTTTCTTCGTGTCGTTGAACCAACGACTACGGTCAAACAAAACGGCGTCTTTACCGTCCTGCAATACTTCTGTTAAATCGTCGATAAAGCCGGATAAATCAACCTCATCAATTTGCTTTAAATTGTCGATATGGACGTCAAGGAACTTTAAGTTGTCGGACAATTCGTCCGTCAGTTCCGGGAAACAGCAGTTGCCTTCAAACGTTTCCGCGGCTGAAATAAGCGCGTTGGCTTCATAGACAATGTCGTCGTTGTCGGAAAACCTTTCCTTCAACAATGTCCCAATCTTTAGGCAGGTATCTGCCAGTTCGTGGGATACACTGCGCGACAGGGGACTTAGCAATTCGTAATGCGTTTCAAATGGCCAAGGTTTACGGCCCCAATCGGAAATATCTCTTGCTCTCATTGACTTCCTCAACTTTCTGCCTTATAATTAAGGCAATCAACTAAATATCCAAGCATTTAGCCTCTGTAGCTCTCTCGTAACCGTCGGGAGAGCTACTTTGCTATTACAATCTTTTGACCTACTTTGAGGCCAGAGTCCGGCGCGATGTTGTTCAGCTTCGCAATATCATAGATGACCTTGCGAATGTCCTGATCATCACCTGAGATTTCGGCGGCTATGTCCCAAAGGGTTTCCCCTTCTTCGACATAGTGTATTTTGGAGATTTCCGCCGTCTTCTGCTCATAGGCCGGCTTCGCGCCTGCATACCAGCCAATGCCACAAGCCGTGGCAAGGGCCAGCGTAAAGGCAATCGCGCCGGCAATCCGCTTGAAAAGCTTGCGATCGTGCCGCTTTTCCGGCGTGTGGTCGCGTATTTCAATCGCTTTCATCACCCATCACTCCTTTCAATGCTTCACAAATACAACTCAACTCTTCTTTCAAGGCTCTGTTCTCTTCGGACAGGGCCTTATTTTTGCCCTCGAGCCTTTCCCATTCCAGCGGCCCGTGCGCTGGCTCTTCGTATTCACAAAGGGCCAGCACGTCCGCCGCCCGGTAGAAGGTGCCAGGGAGGCCGTACAGGCGTTTCAGCCTGCCGTCGCTCGCCATGCGGCAGATGGTCTGCCGGGAACACTTGAAAAGCTCTTGCAGTTCTTCGGAGCTGTAACATAGTTTCATGGCTATCAGCTCTTTTCTGCCAGAAACTTATTGATGAAATACTGTTGACCTTTTCCAGTAACCTTTGTCGTTTTGGTAATGATGTTGTTCCCTTTTCCATCAACATAAGAGCCTTCCTTTACCCGGAACAATCCTAATTCCATTGCTCTCTGTGTCGGCATGTTGTAACTCGTACCTTTCTGCTTGATGAGAAATCCGTGTTCGCGCATCCATGCGAATAAGCGTCCGCGGCCTATCTTGATGCCGTTGCCGTGCAAGATTTTTGCTAAGTCACCAATCAAGATGGAAGAGTTGGAAGCGCTGACGGCGTCGGCGAATATTTCTTTCGGCTTCATGCGTCCCGTTTCCAATTCCAATGAATGGATACGCTGTTCCCGATTGTCTATCGTCTGTTTGGCTATCAGCAATGCCTTGGACATAATTTCCGCATCCGTCATTGTTTCGGCGTTAGCGATGTACCCGCCGGTCTTTCTGATTGCCGGAAGAACTTCACTCGTAATCCAGTGCTTGAACTTTTTGGCTGTCGGAAGCTTACTGGAAAGAACCAGACTGTAAAGGCCGGATTCATTAATAATGACGATTTTTTGTTTTCCGCCAGGGGTCTGTATTTCGCCGACCCCTTTATCATCCTCGTCAACATGCGCTCTAATAGCATCGGCCGTTCTTTCATAACCTAAAATTATTGCTACATCTTTTCCAACAAACCATGGTTCGCCGTCTTTATCGAACGTCCGTACCTGTCCAAATTCAGGGCTGTTGAAAACTTTTAATTCGTTCATGGTTTTATCCTTTCTCTACACTAAAAGTGTAGTTATTTTGCAAAAAAAATATTCATATCAAAGTCGGGAAATGCCTTTTTGAAACGCTCCATAAAATTACGGCTAGGCTGTCTATCGTCGTATTCGATTTTCTCGTACAATGACTTTGAAATTCCTAATTTATCGGCCATTTCACTGGCTGTAAACCCTTTAGAGCTTCTGAACTTTTTCATCCATTCCATCTTAACCCCTCCTTTCTGTGTCTACACGAACTGTGTATCATTTCATGCTCATATCATATCACACGTTACGTGTAATGTCAATACTTCAAAACACGAATTGTGTAAAAGTATTCCAAACACACAAAATGTGTGCTATATTAAAGATAAATTACACGTATCAAGGAGGTGTACGCTATGAAGTTGTTGAAAAAATTGCGCGAGGAAAAAGGATTGACCCAGTCAGAATTGGGGAAAGAATTGGGTATTTCCCCTAGCACCGTCGGCATGTATGAGCAAGGAAGACGAGTGCCAGACGTCCCGACATTAAAAAAGATGTCTGCTTTCTTCAATGTATCTATTGATTATTTACTGGAAAATGTGAATCATAACGTACCCACGAAAATGCCGAAAGACCTTAATAGGTTTTTGCAACAGTCGGAAATTATATTCGATGGCGATACCTACAATCTTACAGACGAAGACCGCGATTTAGTTATGAAGTCTCTTGAGGTTGCCTTTTTAGCGGCAAAACGAGCAAACAAACGCAAAAAAGGCGACACTCCTACTAAATAGAGGTGTCGCCTTATGGTCAGAAAAAATATAAAATTACGCGTCAAGAACCTGGTACGGAAAATGGGGACAGCCAGCCCCTTACAAATAGCCGATATGATGAGGATACCCATTGTATACGCCGAACTGCCTAAAGGTATCCGCGGGTATCTTACAAGGCCGTTGCGCCGGAAGGTAATCGTGCTCAACGACAAACTGGACGAACGGGAAATACCGATTGTTGTTGCTCATGAGTTGGGCCACGCACTGATGCACGGAGCGGCCGGGACGTTCCATGCCGATACCGTGAACTATTGCAACGCACGGAGTGAATACGAGGCTAACATGTTCGCGCTGTATCTTCTCTCCTACTGCTACGACATAGACGAACGGCTGTTACAGGCCGCTCCCCGGAATCGGGACGTAATGACTTATAAAGAAGCTCATTTATTATTGTGCAGATGTATCGAGAGGTGGTAAACATGCTAATACTAATAATGATTATAGCGATAATCTTGTTTGTTATTTATTTTGTTGTTATTCTTAACGGTCAAAGTGGGAAAAAATCACGCGATCTTGCACTAATACTAAAGAAATGCAAGCCCATGTTTAATCAAATGAAGGCAATACAAAATGGAACGTTCATGCCTCAAATGCTCATGGAAGAAAAATACGACCCCGTAGATGACTTATATGCTCTATGTCTGAAATACAAACCGCTTTCCGAAGTTGTAAAAAGACACAATGCAACTAAAGCTGATTTCAATAGTCTGCATACCCACTTATTAGTAACTTGCCCAATGTTTAGTAAAGAGGGTAATTTTGTCCCGGTATCTGCGTTTGCGTTTCCTCAAACGCTGGAATACATTCTAAGGAACAAGAATAGAACGGAGAACATATCCCCTGTGTTTTTGATGAATTACTTTAATATCTAATCACGCTAATTTTCGCCCATGTCGCCGTACAGTAAAAAAATAAGCCTGTATCACAACATACAGGCTTATAAGGAGGGATTTTATCATGGATTCTAAAACGTTGAAAGCATTGCAGTTCTTTTATAAAAGATTGTATAGGAAAAATTTTCAATCAAATATCACAAACGGGGTTACCAGCTGGAACTAAAAAATCATCGGGAGGCAATTTCTATGAAAAATGTAAAAAGAGTCATATCATTAACATTGTTGTTTGTATTTGCTTTAGCTGCAATGGCTTTTGCATACATCGGTAACGCTAGGTCTGGTATTTTCCATTATGATAGTTGTCAATATGTGTATAGAATGAATAATAGCAACAAGGTGTACTTTGATTCACGCGAAGATGCTGTTGATGCCGGTTATCGCCCATGCCGAGTTTGTAGACCTTAGTAAGAAACAGTAAATTTTGTATTTAGTTCCAGCTGATATTACTTTAGAACCAAAAATAAGCCCACATGGATACCATGCAGGCTTATTCCCGATTCCAACAGGGATGGAGACAGCGGCCAGCCCCAGGAGCAAGGGAATTCTAACCCATACCGCGGCTGGCAGATGGCGGCAGGGCTACTCCCATTCCGGGAACCCAGCTTTGTTCCTTCACAAGCTGGCCT